ATATTTTCATAATAAAAGACGGGAGGACCTAGGTAGAAAAAGACACTAAAATCCTCCGCTGCTGCACAATATGTCCTTACATTTCCAGAAACTGTGGAAAAATTGGTTTGACATATTGTAGCAAAGTAAGGCATGGCCTGCATTTCGGTAGAATCAAATTTTACCTTTTGTCTAGCAGGTGCGAACCGATAATTTGAATAATAGGGTACCTCAAATCCTAAAATATTATTCACGGTGTTGGTCATCATTGACGACCCCTCTTGAGCGTTGTGATGCTGATATACTTGAGCAGAAGTTGCTTGACTAAGCGGTGTATCTGTTGAAGAAATAAAAGCTTCACCATTCCCATTTCCGGAATATTGCCCTTTACGCGTGGCTTGGTAGAACGCACTTCTCTCAACATCATTAACGTTGGAGAAATCATAAAGCCAGCGAACGCCTCCTCTCCAACCGGTAAATCCAGTTGTTAAGTAGCGCATTAGGGTCATTTGTGCATAAGCATAGTTTCCATCTACCAGAGTTTTGGTAACAGTGCCTGACGTTGTGGAATAACCAGGCTCAAAAGGAAGAGCTTGTCGGGACGTTCCTCTCATGAGATTTCCACCTACATTTCCAGCGTCGAATAATGCAGGTTGCACCTCATGTAGATTGAATCTTTTAAGGAGTGTGCGAAATGACCGGATAGATTCACCGAAATGAATCATATTGGTTTTGTCAGAAGTAGGGATAGTTAAAGCTGCCTGTGATAATACATCTGGATCAATCGGTTTAGAATCCATTTTAGATAATTCATCAGCTGGAGCTTCACTAGCCTGTGGTTCGAATGCTTGTGGGGCTACTGCATTCATACGCAACTTACTGACTGTGGCTGCGCTTGGTTGGGCGATTTCAAAATCATCGTCAACGGAAACAAAAACGTTAACTTCAATATCATTATCAATCGTTGTGTTAGGAACTGTCAATTCATTTACTACATAAACTGCCAAAGTACCATTACCATATTTAGTGCTATTAGAAGCATAAGGTAAAGGTGTTGTTGAGAACATAGCATTTTCTGTTGTGGGAAGAGTAATATGTTCTCGGTAGGAAAATGGTTGACCCCATCCAGCTTTGATTGTAAAATCTGTAGTGTCAGAAATATCTACAATAGTAGTATATGCTGTATTATATTCTGCTGTTCCACCTGATGGTGTGTTGTTTGGATCGTAAACGATCTTCAAACGACCTTTGTGGTACTTACTACAAATGACTTGAAAGCGAAAGATCATAGTGCCTCTCCAGTAGTCAAAAGGTAAAGTGGCAAAACATGGCGCAGTAAAATGTAGTTCTGAATTTAAGATCCTATGTAAACATGGATCTACTACACAATTCCACAGAAGTGTTTCTTGACTCGTTCCGACGTCCCAATCGAAAGCTGTCAAATATGTTTCATGTTGAGCAATATTGAGAACCGCCATCTCATCTGTTGATTCAAGACCTACAGTACATGGATCAATAGTAAGTTCTTGTTTTGGGTCAACAGTTAATTTGTCGACTTGCTCAGTTCCAACTGTTGTAGCTAGTGAACTTCGATTCACAATCCTTACGGAACGTGAATCAATTTCTGCCGGCTTAGAGTATCCAAATAAAGCAGCCAGTGCGCCTGCAGCGGTAGCGCCAATTTGGGTTGCCATAGCAAAAGTACCGATCCCAGGGACATCAGTCAGTTTTGACGCTATGTTAGCAACAACAGTTGCCGGACGAGATATGGCACCAGTACCATACTCATCAGCCTGGGGTGCAATTGTACCAGGCTCGGTTTGCGTCGGAATAGCAAACCTTACGTCCTCGGCCCATGCGAAGACATTAATTGTTACCGTATCTGTGGCTCCAAGTGCATGTTTCAACCCTTGAAGGGTAGAAATTTTAATTGCACCCATTGAGTTCCAATCTTCTCCTGGGATATCTAAAAGATTTTTATTCCAGAAAAACGGTAAAACCATTTCTCCACCTTGAGAATTGGTAGGGTCGAGCATAATATGAGGGCGTTGTGTATCTCCCACATTATCTACATCGTAGAAAGCACGAGTAACCGACATATCATCGAGTGTATGTAATGGGAAATAGGAAACCAAAAGCCTTCCATAATGAAAAGAATTCCCATTAATTAACACTTTAATATGTAACTTCGCTTGCAAAAGTTTATAATTCGCAATCCTATTAATAACACGAGGATTGGAAAAATAAAGATTCCAGGGGTTAAGGAGGTGGAACAGAGTTGTTCCACTACCCCAATCATATGATGCAATACGAAGAGGTCGTCTGAACAATTCATCTAATGTTGCATCGGACGCCAATGGCGCTGACCTAACTTCATCAAACGTACCCAGAATATCAGTCTTGTATCCTGGATGTGTATCATTAAATGATACATTTTGGGACTTTATATTATCGGATCCCGGGCCGACTTGCAGCTCCTCTGCTTGAGGTTTAGTATGCGTATTAGTATCGCAATCACAATCATTTCGTGATCTATAATCTTTAATAAGTGCATACCAGATATAACAAATACCTGAAGCGAGAAGTCCCCATCCTCCATAAGTCTCTGTGTCAGGGGGAACACTTAGACTATGAGCCTCTAAGGCGCTCATATTACCTTGTTCACTTGATTGACTTCGACACTGTGAACCGCGTCCTAAATTTGTTACAGGATTTTATAAATTTACATGTAATGTATTATACACATGTGAATATTAAACACAAATTTGTTTGCCGTATCTCCTCAATACATCTAGATATCTATACGGACTTCGAGCTATATTTTTCCAACCAATGATCAACTCGCTCTTGAAAGCTGATATTTACGGCTGGGACAGGAAGATTGGCACGTTCACAAACACGACGCATTTGTTGCTGACGCATTGTGTATACCTCTTTTCCATGTGCGAACCACTCATGCATGGCCGTCTCTATACAACTTGACGACACCTGCTCAGGCAATTCAGTTTTTGATTGGATATTAGCATGAAGAGACTTAAAAATAGAGTCTTCACATAATTTACCAATCGAACAACCAATTTCTGGTATAAAATTAGATTGTCGTTTTATGAAGTCAGCATCTTCGGATTGCATGAATGCTACTTCATCATCACTCTTATTGGGTAGAGTGATTTTAATGTCATGCTCAGCTAAAAAAGCTTTATAAGAAATAAAATTAAACCCACTATACTCTGGTTTAATGCTTCCTGTGAAATCATCACCATAAGTCATAGCACTTACATTATCTCGAAAATTTTTGGCATTGGGATATGCATCAAAAAATCCAAGACGTACATAAAGTGATCCGACTGTTCCATTGATATTCACAGTAATATTATTACCAGAAGTATTAATATTAAAAAGATGAAGCATTGTACCATTATAATCGATCATGGGATGGACCAAATCTACGACCATATTACGCATAATCTTAAGGTCTTGTTTATTGTACCCTCCAATTTCGGCTAATTCTATAAAGCAACATAAAGCCGCTCGAGTTAATTGAGAATTCATCCTTACATCATATTTAGAATAATCCCATGCTAGAACCTCATTTGATTCAGCATGCTTATATGCGTGGTTCATTAATTCCTCCCATTGATATGAGAAGGCATTAACACCAACAGCACTTTCCGATTCTAATGGATGTAAACTCAAAAAACGAGCAATTGGTAAAAAATACTTTCGAATGAATAAGCCAAAAGCTACAGGTGCAGCTTGGACAACTCGTACTTTTTCCTTACCAATAGGTGTGGGTTCATCTTTAAGTGTAGCTGACATAACGGGATAGGCACGCTCGCCTTTATCCCAACTCTCATATAACCTCCGCATCTCTGCTCTCACAGATTCGTCAGGTTTACGAGAAACCAACATTTCTCCGTCTCGTACTTCATTGAAATGTTTATTTTTTGGACCAAATACGGGAAAACCCATACTGGTCGTCATAGGAATAGGATCTAAAAATCTTTTTCCTGGAATGCCAAGCACGATCTCCTCATCATTAAGTGGACGAAAGTCTTCACTTTGCAAATGCTGAACCATCAGGGGAATAAGAGGTTCCAACCAATCTTTCCGTGCTCTTTCGAGTTTGGAAGGAAGAAACATATCTGAAGGATTTGCTATATGTTCAAGAGTTGCATTGAATCCTTTCCAGTTTGGAATAATTGGAGGAGGACCCCATTCATTTGGAACACCACATTCCTCAGTTACGATTTCTGAGATAATAGAAGTTTGAACACTACTACGCATTTGACTACGCAATTTAGTACTACCCAGAACTTCTACATAATTGGAAGCATTAAGTTTTGACGCCATACAGTGTGGATGAACTTCAGTTTTGTCAATGAGTTTGACGCCATACTGTTCCTTTGGAATGTCGACTGCATTTGCTGATAAAATAACGCCAGGAATTTTCTCCAATGAATCAATCAAATGTTGTGCTTCACTCTGTGTTACAGTTTGCATCACACCAGTTTGGGTAGAAGTATCACCACCAATATGGAAACCTACAACTGCTGGGCTTTTAGCTTGTAAAATAAGCATACCCATGCAAGCTCCATTTTGCGCAAGGCGAGTTTTATAAGTTCCTCCATAAAAATCAGCATTTCTATGACCAGTTTCTCCATGCGTTACAGCCACTTTATCTTGGAGAAATTCTCCCTCCTTGCGTACAATAATATTGCACTGAGAGATTCCTTTCGGTTTAGATAAAGGTAGCATGTATACGCGATTCTTAAGGTCAGGACAATTTGGAACATATACACTCACCAAATCATGCTTATCGCTCACTATACTTGAACTGAGCTCACACTTGAATTTGAACACATCTCCAGCTTTGTTCTCACCTCTATGTACAGTAACTGTAAGATATCTAGAAGCCATTCTTTTAGGATCAAATCCAGGATAAAAAACATGTTTTGGAAAGAAAGCAACGCTTTTACGTGGGAAGAAGATATTACATCGAGACACTGTTCCATCATCTCGTTGAAATGTAGCCCAAAACAAATTATTCTTTCTAAAACATTCAGTTAATTGTTGTGGTGTTGAATGTTTCATAACAGGAGAAGTTTCCACTGTCGCACGTAATTTTTGCATCATGAAACCAAACCAGGAAGGTTGATCATCAACATTAGTAATACCATCAGGAGAAAGACTTTTCTTGGTTGCAATACGTTGAGTATTCCACATTTGAAACATCTTTAAACCAACAATAAGAGTTGTGGCTGCAAAAGCTCCTTTGAGTACTGTACTGTCTCTTACTGATTTGGCAAAGACAGGTAATGCATCACGCCGAGAAATGTACTCACTTTCATAATGTTTAATACGGGCACGATAATTGGACCAGTAGAACATACCAAGTCCCCATTGTGCACCTAAACATAAAGCAAAGATGCTTTTTGAACGTTTAGCAAGACATACACCCAATGCTCCAGTACCAATAATGGAAAAGAAACGTGATTGACGACGAAGATCATATGCCGCTGCACTTCTTTGCCAAATTGTTACTGAACGCTGAAAAACAGATGTTTTAAATAACCATTCAGGTGTAATGGAGACAAGAAAAGGTGTTGCAGCACCATTAATAACATGTGACATCTCTTTTTGCAATTGATGTGTCGCCATCTTTCGCACGGGTGAATATCCTAAAAGAGTATTTAACATATTGACAGGTGCTAACCATCCATCAATATATTTCTTAACAGATCGTTGAGCAGATGACACTACTGCATCAGCAATTGCGTCCATACTGTGTTCTTTAATCGTACATTTACACAAAGGTTGTGGTCGGCAACATTCCTTACACATCTGGATATCATCAAAGTCTTTTGTTCTCTTCATAATCCCTGCTTGGATAGCATGATGTTTTTTCGAAAGTGCAATAACTGCATCTAGATATTCACATAAACCCAAATTCCTACATTCGAGTTTAGTACCATCTAAAAGTTCAACAGTTAAAATTCGAAAACGATAATCATCCTTCCCTTCCTTAGTTTCAAAAATATGACATTCTTCAATATCAATTTCCCATACATCTTTCGTAAGTTGACAACCAACTAAGTCAGGATGGTTAGTGTTAAGAGAAACTGAACCTTCCTTTCGGTACTTTGGTTTAATCCGTGTGCGTACATGGAAAAAGCGACGAAGTGATGCCTCAGGTTTTTCAGAATATTGACGAACATTGTAATCTGCAAAATTAGAGGTTAGTATCCCCACCTTAAAGGCAATGAATACGACACCTTTAGCATTGAGTTCTGCTTTAACTGCTTGTGCAGCCATATTGTTAAAAAATTTAATAATGATATCTGTTGGTGAAACAGGAGCAAATTGTGATTTACCATTACCTATATCATCGATATACAACCCAAGGGTGTCAGATGTGTAGTTGGAATCAAAAGCATCAAACATATCTTTAGTGACAATACGACGTGGATCAGTATCAAATCCCATTGCATTTAATGACGTTTTCATCGTCAATTTACTGAGGGTAGATTTTCCAACCCCAGATGCACCAGTGATCCCAAAACCAATTGGTGCCTCTCGCAATGCTGTATTGCGATGTTTAGCAACTACTTTGTGTTTAATATTTACAAGTTCAGAGTAGCGCTTTTGCAACCAAAGAGCAGTTGGACCCTTGTCACATGCTTGTTTCAATTCACAAACTTGACGAAGTACTTTATCTAGTTTGTGTTCGAAATCATTGATGCAACCTAAATTTCCAGCAATAGCCTGTTCGGCATTAGCAAGAACATAATCGCATTCTTCGTTAAACTGCTTAGTAACATTGTTAGAATATAACAATGGTGCAAGTGATTTTTCTTTAATCACTCGATAGCCAGTTTCTGCTATCCATGTAAATGTACGAATGACAGCGTCAATTACATCTACTGCCTTGAGCTGCTCCTTAGCAGCCTCAATAGCAATCAATTTTAAGCCAAATGGTGACCATTCAATTTGTTTAATAGAACAAACGGAAAGAGACATAGCGGCAGAAATTAAAAAAGAAATCTTAGTAAAGACAGTGTTGGTCTTGAAAA